CAATGGGGATAACTACTTCACCGTCAGCGGTGACCGCATCCTTGATCGGGGCCAGCGGATCGCGGCCATGGCCAAGCAGTTCGGATTCCAGCAGGGGTTGTTCCGACCCGAGTGTCGCCCGGGCAAAGGGCATCAAGCGGAACCCACTCACCGGCGGGGTGCCGTAAACCGTCTCATACGCAAGCGCCATCTGCGCCCGCGCGCCTTGCGCACGTGCCATGGGGGTCTCCTTTATGTGGGGATGGTCAGGCCAGGGGGCCGGTGGTGGTGTAGTGCAAGTTGAGCGTGATCACCGCCGCCTTCAGCGCCGCTGCGCCCTCGATTGGCAGATCGACCGAAGCTGGGGCTTCGGGTTCGACCCAGTCGCAAAGGCCGCCCAGCGTGCGGTCGGCTTCAAGCACGGTGCCGATGGCGGCGATCAAGGTGTCGAAGGCCGTGGCTCTGCCATTCGGTGCCTGAACGACCACCTCCAGCTCGGCCCGGTGTTGGTAATGGTAGCGCAGGGGCGACAGCGTCACCTCCGGCTCACCGGGTTGGCCGTCGCGCAGGATGATCAGACCCGCTGTGGGGATCCGCTCGGGCAGCACCTCGTCACGCAAGGTGAGGGCGGCAAGCGACTGCAGCCGCGCGTGCAGCGCGGCGAGGATGGCTTCGCGGGTGGTGGTCATCACGTTCACAAGTGTCTGCACCCTGTTGACGGATGCGGCATGACGCGGTATCTTCACAAGTGTTCGCACCTTGTGGAGATTCGCGATGGTTTCCGAAAATACGACCCGGGTTTCATTCCGGCTGAAGAACGACATCCACGATCTGATTCAGAAGCTTTCGGCCGATGCAGGCATTGATCCATCCGCGTTCATGCAACGCGCTCTGGAACGGGCGGTCTATGCGCATCTTCCACCTGAGCGGCAAAAGGAACTGGATGATACCGAAGCGCTCTATGCGGTAGCACAACAGAAGGCCCGCGAGGTTTTCAATTCTGGTCGGTTCGATGAACACTTTACGCTGACTGTGTTTGGCGAGTTGATGACCGATCCGAAGGCCCGCGCGCTTTATGAGGAGGTCATCGGTGCTGACGCCTATACCGATGGCGCTCCCAAGAAGACGCCGCTGAATATGTATCTCGGCTGGTACATCAAGAACGCAATCGACGCTGAGCCATTGCTGGACGATGCCGGGAAGCCGCGGAGGGCATTCGTCAAGGATCAGCCCATCAAGAGCTACACGCTCTTGAAGACGGCGAAATCCACCTCGTCGGGCCGCGCTGCGTCACGCATTTCGAGGAACTGAACCATGGCCGACCACAAGAAAGTCCTCGCATCGATTGCTGTTGCGACCGATCCAACGAAACTTCGGACCCTTCGCGAAAACGCACAACGACTTGGAGTTCCCGAGGTGGATGAGGCGGCATTCAGACGGTTGGTCGAAATCCTGCCTGAAGAGGTACCCGGCAGCATCGAGCACGACTTCTGGAAGACCATCCATGCCTTTGAAGAAATCTTGCGAGATGAACGCGGCAAGACGGTGAGGCTTTCGCGCACTCGGCAAAAGATCGACCGGGTTGGAGTAATGCGGACACTGATCGATTTTGCAGTGAGCAAGGCACCAACGGATGGTTTCAACATGCTGATTGAGCGCGGATTGCCGGAACTAACCGGTGAAGCACTTGTTCTCAAACACAGCGGCCACTTTGAACCTGCGGTGTTGGAAGCAGCCAAGTCCAGATTGGAGGGTGCCGGGGTTGATACATCAAAGCTGTGGCCTCAGTCCTGAAAGCTCAGGCATCGACTGGCTTTAGGGCGTTTTCCACATCGCCACGATAAGCCCCGGAACGCCGTCCACTGCCCGCTCTGCATCCCGAGACAGATTGAGCCGTTTCCGCAGTTTGACCTGCGGCACCAGCAGAAAAATCGGAACTGTCGCCACGCCGCGCCCGGTTTTCGACCTCGACGCCACAGCCCGTCCTTTGGAATTCAGCCGCCCCTCAGCCACCAGCAGGCTCGGCCCCCGGCGGCGGTAGATGAACCGCAGACGCAGGCCGGTGCGGCGTTCCCATTCGCCGGGGGTGATCCGGCCGCCCCTCGTGCTTTTGCCAGCGGCGGGGGTGGGGATCGCCAGCCAGAACCCATCCTTGGACCGGATCAGCGGCCCTGTGTCATGCGCGCCGATGATCACCGGCGCGTTGGACCAGACCAGCGCGGCGGCGTTCAGGCTGTCGCCGGATTTGGGGAAGCTGGCGAGGCGGATGCTATTGCCGAGCCGGGTGCCGAGGCCAGCGCCGGTAATCTGGCCGCGCCAGGCAGATTTCAGGGAGGTGCCCGCTTCGCGCATGGCGGCAGACACTGCCTTTTCCCCGGCGGCGATTTCGGCCTGCATCAGGGCGACGAGGTCGGGTTTGAGCTCGATCTTCAGCTTCATGATGGTCGCAGGTCCAGCGTCCAGATCAGGCGTTCGCGGTCGCGGGTGGGTTCTCCTTGGATGGTGAAGCTGTCTGTGCCGATCACGATCAGATCGCCTGGGCGGGGATCGGGCAAGTCGGACACGCGGACGTCCACCATCATGGTGTCGCTGACAAAGCGCCCAGCGCCGAATTCCGTGATCCGATCCGGGGCGCGGCGGATGACACGGATCGGGCGTTCCTCGGACGTTGTGGCGGAAATCCAGACAGCGGCCGCCGCCATGGACGGGTTGGCATAGATCCGGTCCATGGCGGCGGCGAAGACGTTCATGTCGGGGCCGTCAGTTCGAAGTGTGGAGGCGGATCGCGATGCGCGGCCGCTTGTTGACGGGCAGGATCGAGGCCTCGGTCATCAGGTCGATCCACCGACCTTTCTCGTCCAGGTGCTGGCGGGCATAGAGCGGCAGGCCCATGGTGTTGGCCGCCTCCAGCAGGTTGGCCGGGCCGCCATAGGTCGTGAAAGTGTCCATCGTGCCCAAGGGGAACGCGATGCCTTCGTTCGCGGGGACCAGCCGTTCGGTGGCCTTGGTGGACAGCGTGACGGTGCCCGCATATTCCTCGAACACGATGCCAGCGAAGGGGAAGTTGCGGCGCACATCCTGGCGCAAGGGTTGCGCGCCGGTGGCGGCGTAGAACTTGTAGGCCTCCTCGGTCTTGGGATGCGCGATCAGCTTGTCGAAGAATTCGCGGCTGACGAGGGCATGTACGTCCGACATGCTTTCGCCCAGCAGGTTGTCCTCCATCGCCCGCAAGACCTCGCGCACCTTGCCCTGCACGTTGGTGCCTGCCGTGCCGAGGACGAAGTCGACCGAGATTTGCGCGAGGCCAAATTCGGTGAAGTAGTTGTAAAGGGTCGTCCCCGCACCGTCCTTCACGATCCCGCGCAGCGCGTTCATCTCCATGTATTCGCGGGTCTGGGCATGCTTGCGGCGCATCAGCTGCAGCTTGCGGTTCATCACTTCGACCAGCGGGTCGGCACCATCGAAGACGCCCAGCGCGGGCTGGCCCTGAATGTCGCCGGGCAGGATGACATCATCATGCGGGATCCACGGCAAGGCGAAGGAGCGCATCGAACGCCCCTCGCGCGTGCCGACGGTGGCAGGCCCGCCCAGCGGCACCGAGGGCAGCAGGTTCAGCACGCCTTCATATTGCTCGATGATCACCGAGCGCTGGGTGACACCTTCGAAGCGGAACAGGCCGATCTGGCCAAGGCGGGTGTAGAGGTTGGGCAGGATGTTGATGGCCTGCGTCATCTCGGCCAGCGAGTAACCGCCAGCGTCAAAGGGATTGCGAACGATGGTCATGGGGTGCTCCGGGGGAAAGAGGGGATTAGACGTCAGACGCCGTCGCGGGCGATGATGCCCACGGCGGCAAGCTGGCCGATCTTGGTGGTGATCTTCGCGCCGTCATCGACGGTGGCGTCATAGGCGAGGCCTGCGCGCGAGACGATCGAGGGGCCGCGCGCGACGACAATGCCGACGGCATCGGCCAACGTCGCATCGACGGCATAGAGCAGAACGGCGGTCGCGGTCTGCGCGCCGTCGCTGCCGCCGCTGGTGGCCAGCTTGTATTTGCCGCTGGCGGTGATCTTGCCCAGCACCGAACCGACCGGGTAGGGCTGGCCTTGCAGCAGGGTGATCACCTCGCGGGTGTAGTTCGGGTTGACCTCATATTTGAGGACATCGCCCATGCTGGGCTGTTCCGTCAGGACGGGCATTGGTCAGTCTCCATGTTGGTAGGAATGGGCCGGTCGGCGCTGGT